GTGGAGAGCTACCATCGCTTTGATCATGAGACCCGTGTGAAAATTGCGTTACAATTGGATTTTTTAAAGTATATCTACTTCCTATACCTTTGGATAAGGAATAAATTTGTATTTCTTTTATTAATCCTTTGCCTTGTCCAGTAAACCTAGAAGCCAAACCCCAGTTTGTTGTTGCACTTGAACTTTCTTCTAAGTAAGTATCACGTGAACCTAAGGTTCTAACATTGTATTGCCCGTCTTCCTTACTTCCATCAGAAACATAATAGTTGTAAATATCTGCTAAGAAATTTCTAACGTTGTTTGCATTATCATCATGAAAATTCAGTTGAACTGGTGCATATTGAACACCTGTATAATTGTAAGCTTTTCTATTGTATTGTTTTAATTCTTCTATATCAAATTGTATACCCGGAAGGTCGACACTTTTAACCATAAAGCCAATTTCTGAATCTTTATAATTTTTAGTTGTGACTGACCTATCTAATACAAAAATACAATGATATAGAAATTTAAATTTCGGTGATAATCTAAAATTGTTGTGAGTATAAAGATTACTTGCGTGGCGGTAGTCTTTTACATAACCGCCAACTCCCACACCACGCAAATAATTATTAAGATACGATGCCATTTACTTAGCCTGTAGCAATGGCCCCTGTTCCTCTTGATACAGCTGTACCAACACCATTACCAAGCGGTGTATTCAATGCATTATCATATCTGATATTCATTGTAATTGTTGCTGGATCACTTGCTGTGTAAGCCATTTCATTATAGTTTACACTTTCAATATAACAACCATACAATTCCCATGTTTCTAGAACAGTTGGCGCAGTTGCACCATTACCACCATCAAGTATTTCATACTTTGTAGTAAACTTGTAATCAACACCTGATACTGAACTCATTTGTTCAAAGAAGTCAAACTGCTTCTGCATTTGTTCGCCTACTCGGCGAGTCATCTCACCATTCACATCATCACGTAATTGGATTGTTACTGGTTCCCAGGTGTGCTTACCAAGAACGTTAATTCTTGAGTTGTACACATCTAGAATTTGATTTTCAAATGAAGCATTTGGTCGAGTAATATCCATTACATTCTTTGTGACTTCTGATCTTGGAGTAGTAACGCCAAAGTTTTCCAATATCGCTCTAAAACGATATCTTAATTTCGGCATCAAAGTACCCTGTGATCCGGCTCCGCTAATTGGAACCGTAAATTTTGTTAATGACGCTACGGACATATTATTCTCCTATTTCTTTTATTTATCTATGTATTAGGGGTGGTTTTTGCCACCCCTAATCATTGTTTAAACTCTATAGAGCCGCGATTTCTCCTGTATTCTTTAATCTTACTGGAATGTAAATGAACTCTAGTGCCTTAATTGGCTCAATTGCTACGTCAACGTATAATTCGTTACGATCAATTCTAGCCGGCGTATTATTAGATTCATCACATACCACTAAGTAATCACCAATTGCTCGTTTAGCCATCAATTCATTACAGAATGAATCAACTACACCCTTAATTTCGTTACGGGTTAGTTCATCATTAGGTTCGAAAATAAATGGTTTTGCAATAAGATCTAGTTGACGTCTCATGTAAGACACGAGTCTTGAAACGTTAACTCTATCGATAGCAGAAGACGTTGAAGCACGAGATTTGTTACCGAAGTTCATTAAACCACTGCCATTAATAAATGTTAATGGATTAATGTTATCAGTATATAATACGTTACGTAGTCCTTCTCTAACTGCAATGCTGTTAAACTCGCCTGTTCCATCAATATAACCAATTGCTGTAGCATTGGAAATTTTGCCTCTGTTTGTACCAGCGGCCGCAAACCATGGATAACTAACACTGTCATTATAAGCAAATGTACGTAATACCATATGACTTGCTGGAACAACAATTTTGTTACCTGCTAGGTCATTTGATAAACCTGATGGGTAGTAAACTGACATATATTCATTATTAGTTACTAGGCCATCTTCACCGTTATCTTCAGCTGCGTTGGAGTTTTTACTCCAAGTTTGGATATTTGCGGCGTTATCTGATAAACGGAATGGAGTATCACCAACAACGTGAGAAGTTTCTTTTCTATCTACGTTCAATGTAGTCATATTTGATAGCAATTCTGGATATCCAGGAGCGGCAATTAAGTTAAATTGACGTTGCTCTTCACGAATATCTGTATTTGCATCAACCGCTGATTTCATTGCCGCAACAATTACTGCACGTTGTGACTTGCGACCTGCATATAATGTTCCATTGGATTTTGTACCTGACTTGTTTGTCCAACGATCTGGATAATAAGTAGCAACAGATTCGCTTGACATACGTGGGTTACCTGAAGAATATTTTGCTGTTGTAACATGATCTTTCTTATATTCTTTTACTGTATAACCACTGCGTCTTGTATTCCATAGCAACATACCACGTGGATATGCAGATGGGTCTGGAGCATCTGGATCTAGGAAATCGTCTGATATCAAATCAAGTATACTTGATGCTGTGCCAGCGCCTGTGCCACTTACTTTAGCGGCTGCCGCTGTTTGCCATCTTGCATCAGCAAATAAAATACCATTTGATGATGTTTGATCGCTTGTATCAATCAATACCCATGCACCACTTTGTCTACGATATAACTTTGGAAAGTTTTCTAAATCTGATGTATCAATCCAAAGATCACCGTCTACTAGTGCAGTTTTGTCTGCCTGTTGTGTAGGCTCAGAAGCTGCAAAAATAGGACCTGTGTCATCTGTTGTAGACAAGTCAAATCCACGATAATCTGTTGAAACATTTTGATAACCTTTCCATGTTGTGCCATCATGAATCATAATGTCAGCAACAAGTGTTGTGTCGTACCATAAATCACCTTCAGCAGGATCTGTTGTAGGTGTTGTTAATGATGCTTCATATGTTAACTCTTCCCAGTTTGTACCAATTAAGTCACCATTGGCAAGCGTGTATACATTAGATAATGAAGCAGAAATACCAGCATCTGCTAGTGGTGTGCCTGAGGTTTCACGCAATACTAAATCACCACCTTTGTCATGTACTAGTGATACATTACCTTGTGTTTCAACCTTAGCAGATACGTCAGTAATACCTGCGGCACTAACTGCTGTTACAAAATCTGACGCGGCTGTGCCGGCCAATGTTACAGTTGTACCATTAATTGTAAATGTTTCTGTCGAAGTAAACGATGGTGATGTGTTATTACCACTAACCGTCAGCGAACCTGGATTTGTACGTCTGTATGGTTTAAATGTTACTTCATCCACTGAGTTAACGTCGACATCAACAAACAATGTACCAGTTGCGATAGTTCTTGGATCTGAACTGCCTTCAACTGTAGTAGCATCTGATATAGAATCATGAACATTTACTCCTTTTGTGGACCAAGTAGACGTTGATGTTGAATATGATTTAATAATGATATTATTGCCGTTGGATCCGCCCAAATTGCCATCGAGCTTAACCCACATACTACCTGTTGGAGCAGGGGTAGCTGCACCAGTCTGGTATGTAGGAACACTAGTATAACTAGTTTCTTTCAACAATGGGCAGTGATATACGCCTGCTGTAATACCCATATCCGCAAGTGCAGTGCCGGAACCTTCTGAAATATTTAAAGATGTACTTGCTGTTGATCCATCTTGTGCTGATGAACCAATTGCGTAAATTTCTAGGACACCACTATTATTATATGCATATACACCTGTTTTTGCGGCAGTACTACCATCAAACACAGTGTTAATAGCAGTTACGATGTCAGCAACACCCGTGCCACCAAGTGTACATGTTGTAGTATTAATAATAAATGTTTGTCCATTAGTTACTGCGCCTGGAGTAACTGAAATTGCTGGAAAACTTGATGCCCATGAAGCGTTTCTTACTGATTCTGCATGTGGAGAATCTGAAGCGGCGCCTGAGCCAACTGCTACCCATGTATTACTGCTAGTTTTATAATATACTGCGTTGTTTGTTGTTGCGGTAACAATTGCATAATCACCAATTGATCCAAATGAAGCATTTGGAACATAGTTTGGCGATCCTGTGTGTTCTGTTGCACAAATCTTAGGCACTGTATATGTAAATGTTTGTGTTGAAGCACTCCAAACGTGTAAACCCCAAACAGTGTTTGTTAGGTCTAACCAATGTGTGCCGTTAACGGGAGTGCCTGATGGTGCTGTAGATGAGCCTGTTAATTTGCTTAAATCCACGTTTGCTCTTAAAACATACGCTCTATTAGCAATGCCCAAGTATGAATATGCAGCTTGTAAGCCATATTCGTTTAATTCATAGCCGTGTAACATTGTACCTGATGTACTTTTATAAAAAGTAGGAGTACCGTATGTTGTGGCTAATTCAAGTTGTGAAGTCATTAACTGAACCTTACCTGCATTAGCAAGCGTTGTTCCTGACGCTGTGCCTGAACCTGAACCCTGTAGTTTATCTTGTGCAGATGCCACTAAAATTAGCGGTACTGTACCTGGGTCAGAGGTAACATATGCTGATTCATTTGTTACTGTAACTTCAACACCTGGAGATACTAAAGCCATAATTTTTTCCCTCTGTTAAAATTTTAATTAAAATTTTTACATCATTCTGATGTAATTTGATACTAGTATTTATTTAGATATTGTAAAATCAGCACTATATAGCACTACCCAAAGGGCACTAAAAAGGGCTCAAGAAAATAAATACTCTCGTGAAACATAGCGAAAGACCGCTCTGTCGTTGCGGTATGCGACCAGTAGCAATAAATTATTATAAAAACAACAAGCCTTATTACAGAACTCGATGCGATAAATGTAATCGAAGGAAGAAAAAACTTCGAACCACACCTAAGACAGATTGGAAGTCTAGTGGATATAATAAAAAAGACTACTGTGAAAAGTGTGGCTTCAAAGCAGACCACACAGTACAACTAGACGTTTATCACCAAGACGGGGATAGGAAAAATAATAATTGGAAGAATTTAAAAACAGTTTGCGCCAACTGTCATAGATTATTGTACGCTACTGGTAAAGGATGGAAGCAGGGCGATTTAATTCCTGATTTCTAAACACAATGCTTTAACTGATTCTTCAAGCGATTGTAGAGTGCTATTGTTTTTAATGGTATAATCCAAATCACATCCTACCCAAGAATATTCTGATTCATGTACTTCTGGATATACCATTGGCATCATTAACTCATGCATAGGCTCATCACGTTCTGCATTATCCGCAATTGCCGTACTCCACCATTCAGGCTCTGAACCACGTTTTACACGTATTATCTTTCCACCTAGTTTTTTTATTAGATTAATTTCATTAGGAAAACGTGTATCAGTAATAATAACATTGTGCCCAGCAGTAGTTAGTTTCTTTTCTAAACTTAACAACCATATATCATCGTGAAACTTATTACGCCACAAGTCTGTGCCACATACTTGTAAGGCAAGCCGTGGTGTGAAATCAGGCATATCTAGTTTATTTGCCCACCATTCATCTACTGTTTCGCGCCATTCTCTGCTTTCTTTCGTGTCGCCTTCTAGCATAGCACGATCCCATTGGAATACAGAGGCAAGTGAATCTTTTAATGAGTCAGCAAAACTTCCTCTAACCCATGTTTCTCCGCTATTGTTGATAAGATAATTTGCGACTGTGTCTTTACCACAGCCTTTGAATCCTACTAATCCTATGATCATATCTTTAAATGTTATTGTGTTTTATTGTGAATGTAAAGTGTTGCCGCTACGAGTGCGACTACTACCATGATAAAAATCACGGTTCCCATCTGTGTCTCTCCTGTGTGTAATATTATCCAATGACGAATGAAAGTGGTGTGCCACCATCTTCAAAATTTTGCAATTGTGTAGTTAGATCTGCCATCTCTTGCTGGCCTTCTGCTTTTAATTCACTACCATTCATTGTGGTGCCACCTTGTGGACCAGCAATAGTAGCAAATTTAGAACGTGATTCACCAAGTATTGTTTTACACATAGCAAGAGTATAATCTTCCATCCACTTTTTAGTCATGTGATGTTGAATAAGGTTTTCTAATGGCTTTTGATTATATAACCATAATAGAACTGCTTCGCTTTCACCGTCTATTTTGCGTATAATTGTTAGTTTTTTAGTAACCGAATCAAATACAAAATTAATAAATCCACCAAACATTCTTGATGCTGTTTCTTGATATCCAGCAAATAATTCATATGTTGCTAATCCGCCTACTCTGCCGGCTTGTAGCATATACATATTCATATAACCTGCTTCGAATGGTTCAAAGTTTGATGCGCCCTCACCAGACGTACTACCAATGGTTCTTCTAAATATCTGTCTAACTTCTAATATATTAGAATCTAAGTAATAGTCTTGCTTATTTTTCTCCAATGTTAAAAAGCCATAAGACTCTTCAACACTATTAGCACTCATTTGGCGATATCTATTAGCGGCATTTTCTAATGCCACTTCTAAATGTTCATTATCCAATTCTACATCAATAATTCTTTCGCCTAAACGCAATTTAACATTTGTAAATAATGCATTTTTAAGTTTGGTTAATTCTTTTGTTGCCATACATATATTTATTAAATCACTTTAAGTAATATAGTATCAGAGTTTATCCTCCCGTTAAGTTTTGTATCGGTAGTAGTTAATTCGTCTAAGAACTTGCGTAAAGCAACCTTGCCCGCACTCTTAAACTCTTTTAGCGAGTCTTCTGGCTTACGCAATGTTTTTTGCCGGCTTAACTTCTCATCAAATCCTATAATAGTAGTGCCTTTAATGCTTAATCCTGTACCATCTCTAGCCATACCCTTTGGATCAACGTTAGAGGCAACATACTTGCCAATCTTGCGATTCTTTGTGTTGTAAACCCAAAGTTCGTTAGCACCAATTATTTCTTTTGGATCTATCGAGACAAGTTTTAGTTTCTCGTCCTGTATTTTATACTTAATCTTGCCAATCAACTTCTCTTTGCTTGGTGCTTTCTTCTTACGCACCTTACGAGTTGCTTTTTGTAGATTAGCATGATGCTCTGCGTCTGCAACAACAGCAGAGTAAAAAGCAAGTAACTTCTTTAACTCTGATTTTTTATATGGATAGCCTTCTAATAATTGTGCTTCCATCTCATCTTCTTTATCTACACCATTAATTAATAGTGTAAGATCCGCAATCTCATTCTCAAACATCTTAGGAATAAGTCCTGCCGCTTTGCCGGATATGTTATGCGTCTGTAGCAATGTGGACAATTTAAAGTCTGACTTAAAGCCATTGGCGATCATGTCGTCAACAGCACCTTCGATATGCTCGCCAACAAAATTGTTTATTTTCTCCATCATGCGATCTTGAATAGAGATAACTTGAGCCGCTTTTGGCTTTTCTTTTGGCTTGGCAGTATCCTCTCCCCAACCTTGTGGATCTTCTATGGACTCAACAATTATACGAATTCTCTTTTTAAGTCCGGCGAGAAGATTATCCATTGGCGGAGCGCCCTTAAGTAGCATACGAGCAACAGAGCCAGCAGTAATACCAATTTGGTAATCTGGTGCTCCTCTAATTGCATCAATTGCCGTTTTATCGACAACCTTTTGCGATTTCATCCATTCAATAAGAGGTTGCTTACTGTCCTTGGACGTGTGGTGATAATTATAGTAATTGAGACCTTGCGTAATACGCAGGTTAATTTCAGTTTTTATTTCGTCGTCCAAGTCTAGTACTTCTTCAGACGTAAAACTTAAATCATCCCACGTGGGCTCTGCAAATGCCCCGTCAATCTTTTTAGATACTCGTTTCTTTGCTTTCTTTTTAGCCACAACTTCACTCCATAATATGAATATATAGTGCTAAATAGTATTATAACAATAAATTTGGAAAAGTCAATAATTTATATAATATAAATGTTTGATTAATAAGAGTTAAAAAATGCCCAGACTTTCACTATGGAAACCAACCAGAGGTAATGATTTTAAATTCATGGATAATCGCATCCGTGAGCAATTTATCATCGGAGGCACTGGAATTAATGTTCACAAATATCTAGGTCCAGTCAGCCAAGGAAATACGAAACAGGCTGATCAGCCATTATATGAAAACCAATCTGTGTCTAACATACAAGATTTGCTGTTTATGGAAAACAGAGATCGCAAGTATGAAAAAGACGTTAGTTTTATGAAGGGAATCTATAATGTACAAGATATAGATTTTGATTTGTCTCAATTTGGATTGTTTTTACAAAACGATACTATATTCATTACGTTCCATCTTAATGATATGGTTGATATTTTGGGCAGAAAGTTAATCAGTGGCGATGTTATTGAACTTCCGCATCTTCAAGATGATCACGCCTTAGAAGATGAAGAGACTGACAAAGTATACGAAAGTTTAAAACGATACTACGTAGTTCAAGATGGAAACCGAGCCGCAGAAGGGTTTAGCCAAACTTGGTATCCACATTTATGGCGAGTTAAATGTACACCACTTGTTGATGCACAAGAATATAGAGATATTATTGGCGATATTACTTCAGACACTGGTGATGACACACTAAAAAGTATTTTAAGTGATTATAGTAAGAACTTAGAAATCAACGATGCTGTAGTTAAACAAGCAGAAGCAATGGCTCCATATGTTCAGGACGTTGTTGATGGCAGAAGTGGCTATGATACAACACGTTTTTGGATTGCACCATCAAATGATGACGGGTCTATACTATTAGTTTCGGCGGACGACAGTTTACTTACATCTGATGCTGAAAAAGAACGTGCTGATTTATTTTATGGATTACCTGAAGAAAAAATTAAACACTACTTGGCGGGTGATGGTATACCACCAAATGGTGCGGCAGTTTCACCTTTAACAAGTTTTCCACCAACTCCTGTAAAAGGAGAATACGTATTAAGAACGGATTATATGCCTAATAGACTATATATTTTCAATGGTAAGAAATGGGTATATGTTGAAGATAATGTTCGTATGCAAATTACTAACACAAGTGACAGATCCACATACAAAACTAAAAACTTCAACAACAAAACGTCTATTACATTGGCAGATGGTACTAAGATTAGTTCAAAACAAAGTCTGTCAAATGTCTTACGAGCAAGAGAGGATAGCGAATAGTGGAGTTTTTTTACGACGGGCAAATAAGACGATATGTGGCACAGTTTATTAGATTACTTAGCCACTTTCATGTTGAGACAGGCAAGGACTCCAATGGCAATTCCGCCTTAATAAGGGTTCCTGTAACATATGGCGATATCTCAAGACAAGTAGCAAGTATTGTTCGTAAAAATAGTGAAAACGCACTTAATAGTGTTCCTCGTATTTCTTGCTATATTACTGGCGTACAATACGACCGCGATAGAATTCAATCACCAGCACATGTTGATAAAGTTCATATTAAAGAACGATTTTACGATAAAAACACAGGAGAATATACTGCTGGCCCGGGCGACAGTTATACTATTGAACGTAGTATGCCAAGTCCATATAAACTCACAGTAAATGCCGATATATGGACAAGTAATATGGAACAAAAATTGCAACTTACAGAGCAATTATGTTACATGTTCAATCCAAGTTTAGAAATACAGACAACAGACAATTATGTAGACTGGACTTCTATATCATTTGTTGAACTTACTGATATTAGTTTTAGTAACAGAACTGTTCCAGTCGGCGTTGAAGATCAAATCGATATTTGTACAATGACATTCGAAATTCCAGTTTGGATTAATCCACCCGCAATCATCAAACGTCTTGGTGTTATTTCCAAGGTTGTTATGGGAATATTTGATGGTAGTGGTAATCTAGCGGACAGTGTGCTTGATGAAACAAAATTAATGGGTAGTAGGCAGTACTATACACCACTAAACTATGGTGTATTACTATTAAATGGAAAACTAAAAGCATTAAGTGTTGGCGAGCCAATAAGTGGAGATACAAAAGAAGATGTAACGTTTGACCACGTTCCTGTAAAATATGGTGATGATATTCCATGGAAACAAATTATAGCACAGTTTGGCGCACTTAAAGATGGTATTAGCCAGGTTAAATTATTAACTAACTTCCAAAATACTACAGGCGGTGTGGACGATTATAGTGAAGTAGTAGGTACGGTAGCATATGATCCGGATGACGATTATACTTTAGATTTTACTGTAGATACTGCTACTATTCCAGCAAATACGCAATCTGCTATTAACGCAATTATTAATCCACTTAAATCTATTCCAGGTGGCTTGCTACCTGCGGCTACATCAGGCCAACGTTATCTATTACTAGAAGATATTGGTTCTACTAGCAACACGTCAGGCGGGCCTTCTGCTTGGCCAGGCAGTGGCGCTACTGATTTAGTAGCAAGTAAATTTGATATTATTGAGTATGATGGTACAAATTGGGCGATAGATTTTGATGCTAGTGCCAACAAAGGCATACATTACGTAAGTAATACTAAAACAGGCATTCAATATAAATGGACAGGGTCAGAAGATACCGCCGAATGGATTAAGTCGTACGAAGGAGAATATACCACTGGCTTGTGGTCTATTTTGCTGTTACCATAACATATAACTAATAATTAATATTATGAAGCAAGTTACCGGCGCCGGCGGTATTTTCTATTGTCGCGACACAAAACAATTTTTATTTCTATTACGAAACGACACAAAATATAAACACAAATGGGGATTTCCAGGTGGCAAAATAGAAGCAGGGGAAAGCACTATTGATGGATTACAAAGAGAACTTACTGAAGAAATAGGAATAGTGCCTGCTATAGAAAAAATTATTCCTATAGAACTTTTTACTTCGGAAGACGGATACTTTTTCTACCATACTTTTATATTAATTGTTGAAGACGAATTTATACCGAATTTAAATAATGAACACTGTGGGTATGCTTGGGTAACTATGGAAGGATGGCCAGCACCGCTACACCCAGGTGTTTTCTCTACATTAAAATTAGATTCTATTAAAGACAAAATTAAAGTTATAGTAGAAACTATTTAGATATCAGCCTCGATAATAAATTGTTTTAAATTTATTTGTCTAAGATTTCGATGCCATTTCCATTCGTCTGGCATTACTTCTTCCATACCCGCAACAGTTACTCTAATAAAATCTACGTCTGTATACGTATTAAAAACTCTGGACATATTATTAATCCAAACTGCATCGCCGGGATTTTCATCTGTTGGACCATAATGCTCGGTACCAGCATATACATTATTATTGATTGTAGCATCCGTAGGTTGATTATCAAATCCTAACATATATATTTTTTTGTGTCCATGGAAACAAGCAAGATATACTGCGGTTGCACCACAATTCATACGCGGGTCATGAGGAATAAGAGAAACATATTCAGGATGCCTTAATAAACAGGATGCTCTGCCAAACACTACATTGGTTTCTGCATAACCTTCATCAACTATGTCGTTAATAATATCAGAATTTGTTGCTACTAAAAAATCTGGAGACCAATCTTGATATATTTTATTACAACCATAGCATTGCCCTTTATTTTTACCCAAATGTCCGCCGCCTGCTGTTGAAAGAAAACTTAACTTAAATGTTGACATTGATGTTCTTGATTTTCCATTACCTACAACATAAGCAACACCATTGTGGTCACTATTAGGAATTGTATTAGGAATCCAAAATCTATCTTGGTGTTTTCTGCCATTTTTAACTGTAACACCAGAAACAATATATTCACCATCATAATCATCAATGTAACGAGCAACCGACATGCTAAATCTCCTATATTATATTATTTATTTTACAAAAAGTAAGGGGGACTTTCGTCCCCCTCACCATACAACTTAAAATGTAAGTTAAAACTAATAATGTAACTTATAGTCTGCCTACAACAACTTCGATGATACCTGAAGTACCGTTGAAGTCTTCTAGTGCCTTACCAATGACTGAACCTAAACGTGGGTTTGCTTCAGCTTTAGCATAGCCTTCGCCTGCGGAAACTAGCATGTCACCCTTACGGATTGTGCCTGTTACCTTAACAGGTACACGACCTGTTAGTGCTACTGCTACGTTTGTGCCTTCCAAACCATCGTTCATTAGGAAGCCTGGGTTTGTACTTACTACACCAGCAATACGTGAATCCATTGAATCAGATGTCATTGTTACTTCTGCGTCACCGCCGAAGGAAACAACAGTACCTGGCTCGTAGATTGCGTCACTTGTATAACGTTCTGCCAAGTCAGCGTATTGTGCTGAAGTTGCAGTGCCTTGGAATGTACCAGTACTTAAAATTAAGCCTGTGCCATTCATGTAGGCAATTTGTGAGCCTGCTACGTCAAAGCGGATGATATCTTCGTCTGAAGACTCTTCTACTTGGACCTTAGTATCACCGTCAGCATCTTCTAATGCATTAACAGAGGTTGTTGTAGTAATTTCACGAATTTCAATTGCATCGCCATCAGCAGGTGCTTCTGTAAATGTAATTGTTGTTCCGCTAATACCATAAGCTGTTGTTGGTAATTGTACAACACCATTAACAGTAACAATACAACCATTTGTTGTAAGATCTGAGTTTAGACCTGTAAACGCTGTTGTTGTACCGTCACCAGTTTTGGTTTCACTTCGTACAACTGTAAACTCAGTTGTGGACTGCTTCCATGAACTACCATTATAAAATTCAAACGCATTATCTGTTGAATTATAACGGAACATACCAGCGGCTGGTGAGCCTGGACGCTGTGCAGTTGTGCCTGAAGGTAGTAACATTGATTCTGTTGAACCACTCATATCAAGTACTGTACCTGCGTTAGGTGTTGCTGTTAACAAACCAATTGCGTCATTACCGGCGTCAAGATAGAACATGTTAGCATTGCCTGATGATTCAATACGGAAGTCGTTGTCACCACCACTCTCGTTAAAGACAGCGGCATCGTCAACACCAAATGTTGTGCCATCATAAGTAATGTTTGCTTCTGCTTGGATTGCTGAAGTGCCATTACCTGTTAGTAGGCTGTTTGATGTTAATGATGTAGCACCTGTACCACCATATTCTACACCAACTGTTGTACCATTCCATGTACCTGAAGTAATTGTACCTACAGTTGCTAGTGAACTTGCTGATGTAACGTTGTTCAATGTATCAAGTGCTGTTTCGAAGTATGTCTCGAAATCTGTTAATGCTACTTGAACCATTGTGCCATTGTCGTTAACAACTACACGGTCTGCGTCTGCTAGTGTTGTAGAAGTTGCGGCTGTATCACCGTCGACAATGTTTACTTCAGCTGCGGTTGCTGTTAAACCTAATGTTACCAACTGAGCGGCCGCATTAGCGTCATCCAACAATGCTTTACCAGCTGCTGTTAGGTCATAAGTAGCGGCTGTGCCGGAACCAGTAAACTGGATACCCTTATCAGCGGCTGAAGTTAGACCTGCGATTGCGGCTAGTTCTGCGTCATATGCTTGTACATCTGTACCAATTGTTAAGCCTAGTGAAGCACGAGCAGTTGCGCCTGTTTCTAATGTGAAGTTAGAACCATCACCAACTATGAAACCGCCATCTGTTACTGCAAGACCTGCGACATCTGCTAGTTGTGCGTCATACGCTTGTACGTCTGTACCAATTACTAGACCTAATGTTGTACGTTGGGCCGCGGCATCAGCGTCATCTAATAACGCTTTACCTGCGGATGTTAAGTCATATGTTGAAGCTGTGCCGGAACCAGTAAACTGGATACCTTTATCAGCTGCAGATGTTAAACCAGCAATGGCTGCCAATTCTGCGTCATATGCTTGTACGTCTGTACCAATTACTAGACCCAAGGTTGTACGTTGAGCGGCGGCGTCAGCATCGTCCAACAATGCTTTACCAGCTGATGTTAGGTCGTAAGTTGCGGCTGTACCACTACCTGTGAACTGAATACCTTTATCGGCGGCAGATGTTAAACCAGCAATAGCAGCTAGTTCTGCATCATAAGCCTGTACATCAGAACCAAT